TACTTTCGATCTTGCTTCCTTATTGGATAGCACTAAGAGTTATAAAGACATTGTCAATGTTCTCCAAATGTGTAAATCACAAAAATTTCTCGGTATTGATGACGACAAGGAGGACTAAAACAATGTATTACGAAATAGGCGATATGATACGCAAAAATATTCATGTTAACGGATTCGATTTTAAGCTATTCATTTTAAAAGGTCATATGGGCATATCAATACAAGTTAAAGATATGAACAACGTACCAATTAAACATGCTTATGTCGTAGATGAGAATGACTTAGATATGGCATCAGACTTATTCAACCAAGCGATAGATGAATGGATTGAAGAGAACACAGACGAACAGGACAGACTAATTAACTTAGTCATGAGATGGTAGGAGGTCGCTATGAAGCAGACTGTAACTTATCTAATCAAGCATAAAGATGAAAATCTATTTATTACAAACCGACCAACCGAAGTGAACGATACAGTGAAGTATTCAACTGATATGCGAGACGCAAGAGAATTCGACGGACTAGACAAAACTGTTATTGATATGTCTAAGCACAAAGCAATCAAGAAAACAGTGACAGAAACAATTGAGTATGAGGAGGTAGAACATGACTGAGGAAAAACAAGAACCACAAGAAAAAGTAAGCATACTCAAAAAACTAAAGATAAATAATATCGCTGAGAAAAATAAAAGGAAATTCTATAAATTTGCAGTATATGGAAAAATTGGCTCAGGAAAAACCACGTTTGCTACAAGAGATAAAGACGCTTTCGTCATTGACATTAACGAAGGTGGAACAACGGTTACTGACGAAGGATCAGACGTAGAAATCGAGAACTATCAACACTTTGTTTATGTTGTAAATTTTTTACCTCAAATTTTACAGGAGATGAGAGAAAACGGACAAGAAATCAATGTTGTAGTTATTGAAACTATTCAAAAACTTAGAGATATGACATTGAATGATGTGATGAAAAATAAGTCTAAAAAACCAACGTTTAATGATTGGGGAGAAGTTGCTGAACGAATTGTCAGTATGTACAGATTAATAGGAAAACTTCAAGAAGAATACAAATTCCACTTTGTTATTACAGGTCATGAAGGTATCAACAAAGATAAAGATGATGAAGGTAGCACTATCAACCCTACTATCACTATTGAAGCGCAAGAACAAATTAAAAAAGCTATTACTTCTCAAAGTGATGTGTTAGCTAGGGCAATGATTGAAGAATTTGATGATAACGGAGAAAAGAAAGCTAGATATATTCTAAACGCTGAACCTTCTAATACGTTTGAAACAAAGATTAGACATTCACCTTCAATAACAATTAACAATAAGAAATTTGCAAATCCTAGCATTACGGACGTAGTACAAGCAATCAGAAATGGAAACTAATAAAAAAACTAAAAAGGACGGTATTTAATTATGAAAATCACAGGACAAGCGCAATTTACTAAAGAAACAAATCAAGAAAAGTTTTATAACGGCTCAGCAGGGTTTCAAGCTGGAGAATTCACAGTGAAAGTTAAAAATATTGAATTCAATGATAGAGAAAATAGATATTTCACAATCGTATTTGAAAATGATGAAGGCAAACAATATAAACATAATCAATTTGTACCGCCGTATAAATATGATTTCCAAGAAAAACAATTGATTGAATTAGTTACTCGATTAGGTATTAAGTTAAATCTTCCTATCTTAGATTTTGATACCAATGATCTTATTGGTAAGTTTTGTCACTTGGTATTGAAATGGAAATTCAATGAAGATGAAGGTAAGTATTTTACGGATTTTTCATTTATTAAACCTTACAAAAAGGGCGATGATGTTGTTAACAAACCTATTCCGAAGACAGATAAGCAAAAAGCTGAAGAAAATAACGGGGCACAACAACAAACATCAATGTCTCAACAAAGCAATCCATTTGAAAGCAGTGGCCAATTTGGATATGACGACCCAGATTTAGCGTTTTAAGGTGTGGTTTAAATGCAATACATTACAAGATACCAGAAAGACAATGACGGCACTTATTCCGTCGTTGCTACTGGTGTTGAACTTGAACAAAGTCACATTGACTTACTAGAAAACGGATATCCACTAAAAGCAGAAGTAGAGGTTCCGGATAATAAAAAACTATCTATAGAACAACGCAAAAAAATATTCGCAATGTGTAGAGATATAGAACTTCACTGGGGAGAACCGGTGGAATCAACTAGAAAATTATTACAAACAGAATTGGAAATTATGAAAGGTTATGAAGAAATCAGTCTGCGCGACTGTTCTATGAAAGTTGCAAGGGAGTTAATAGAACTGATTATAGCGTTTATGTTTCATCATCAAATACCTATGAGTGTAGAAACGAGTAAGTTGTTAAGCGAAGATAAAGCGTTATTATATTGGGCTACAATCAACCGCAACTGTGTAATATGCGGAAAGCCTCACGCAGACCTGGCACATTATGAAGCAGTCGGCAGAGGAATGAACAGAAACAAAATGAATCACTATGACAAACATGTATTAGCGTTATGTCGCGAACATCACAACGAGCAACATGCGATTGGTGTTAAGTCGTTTGATGATAAATATCACTTGCATGACTCGTGGATAAAAGTTGATGAGAGGCTCAACAAAATGCTGAAAGGAGAAGACAATGGGAGAAGTATCGTGGATAAAACTTAAAGTTGGCATGTTTGATGACAGCAAAATCAAATATATCGAAGCTTTACCCGAAAGAGATACGATCATAACTATTTGGGTTAAGTTGCTAACTTTATCAGGAAAGTACAACGAACAAGGTTACATTATGCTATCTGAAAACTTGCCGTATAACGAAGAAATGTTAGCAAATGAGTTTAGCCGACCTATCAACTCAATAAGGTTAGCAATACAAACTTTTGAGACATTGGGCATGATTGAAAAAGTTAATGGTGTCATAAAAGTGACAAACTGGGAAAAGCACCAAAACATTGAAGGACTCGAGAAAATCAGGGCGCAGAACAGGTTGAGGAAACAAAAGCAACGAGAAAACAACAGAAAATTGCTAAATGGTCACGTGACGTCACGTGACAGTCACGCAACAGAAGAAGATAAAGAATTAGATAAAGAATTAGAAAGAGATAAAGAAAAAGATATAGATAAGAACTTAAGTTCAATTAATAGCGCAACTGACGTTACGCATGAGCAATTTGAGGAATGGTGGAAACTTTACGACAAGAAGAAAGATAAGAAGATGTCTTTTACTAAATTCAAATCATGCTTAAAGAAACATTCTTTTGAGCAAATCATGCAAGGTACTCGAGAGTATTTAAAAACTATTACAGACAAACAATATCAAAAGTACCCCAAAACATTCTTAACTAATGAAAGCTATATGAATGATTATAGCGAAGAGATTAAAGAAACTGGCATAGATCAATTGGAACGTATGAAGTACGACGAAAGTTATTGGAATTAGGGGGACATTATGAAACCACTATTCAGCGAAAAGATAAACGAAAGCTTGAAAAAATATCAACCTACTCATGTCGAAAAGGGATTGAAATGTAAGAGGTGTGGCAGTGAATACGACTTATATAAGTTCGCTCCTACTAAAAAACACCCGAATGGTTACGAGTATAAAGATGGTTGCAAGTGTGAAATTTATGAGGAATATAAGCGAAACAAGCAACGGAAGATAAACAACATATTCAATCAATCAAATGTTAATCCGTCATTAAGAGATGCAACGGTTAACAACTATAAGCCACAAAATGAAAAACAAGTAAAAGCTAAACAAACAGCAATAGAGTATGTACAGGGTTTCTCTACAAAAGAACCAAAATCATTAATATTGCAAGGTTCATATGGAACTGGTAAAAGCCACCTAGCATACGCTATCGCAAAAGCAGTCAAATCTAAAGGGCATACAGTTGCTTTTATGCACATACCAATGTTGATGGATCGTATCAAAGCGACATACAACAAAAATGCAGTTGAAACTACAGACGAGTTAGTCAGATTGTTAAGCGATATTGATTTACTTGTACTAGATGATATGGGTGTAGAGAACACAGAACACACTTTAAACAAACTTTTCAGCATTGTTGATAACAGAGTAGGTAAAAACAACATCTTTACAACTAACTTTAGTGATAAAGAACTAAATCAAAATATGAACTGGCAACGTATCAATTCAAGAATGAAACACAATGCAAGAAAAGTAAGAGTAATCGGAGACGATTTCAGGGAGCGAGATACATGGTAACCAAAGAATTTTTAAAAACTAAACTTGAGTGTTCAGATGTGTACGCTCAGAAACTCATAGACGAGGCACAGGGAGACGAAAACAAGTTATATGACCTATTTATCCAAAAACTTGCAGAACGTCACACACGCCCCGCTGTCGTCGAATATTAAGGAGTGTTAAAAATGCCGAAAGAAAAATATTACTTATACCGAGAAGATGGCACAGAAGATATTAAGGTCATCAAGTATAAAGAGAATGAGAATGAAGTTTATTCGCTCACAGGAGCCCATTTCAGCGACGAAAAGAAAATTATGACTGATAGTGACCTAAAACGATTTAAAGGCGCTCACGGACTTCTATATGAGCAAGAGCTAGGTTTACAAGCAACGATATTTGATATTTAGAGGTGGACGATGAGTAAATACAACGCTAAGAAAGTTGAGTACAAAGGAATTGTATTTGATAGCAAAGTAGAGTGTGAATATTACCAATATTTAGAAAGTAATATGAATGGCACTAACTATGATCGTATCGAAATACAACCGAAATTTGAATTACAACCTAAATTCGGGAAACAAAGACCGATTACGTATATAGCCGATTTCTCTTTGTGGAAGGAAGGGAAACTGGTTGAAGTTGTAGACGTTAAAGGTAAGGCGACCGAAGTTGCCAACATCAAAGCGAAGATATTCAGATATCAGTATAGAGATGTGAATTTAACGTGGATATGTAAAGCGCCTAAATACACAGGTCAAGAATGGATGGTATATGAGGACTTAGTGAAAGTCAGACGTAAAAGAAAAAGAGAAATGAAGTGATCTAATGCAACAACAAGTATATATAAATGCAACGATTGATATAAGAATACCTACCGAAGTTGAATATCAGCATTTCGATGATGTGGATAACGAAAAAGAAGCGCTGGCAGATTACTTATATAACAATCCGGACGAAATACTAGAGTATGACAATCTAAAAATTAGAAACGTAAATGTAGAGGTGGAATAAATGGCAGGCATAAGGACTAAAGTGAGAATAGACGGTAAATTGATGACGCTTATTGATGTATCGGATAAGTACGATATCAAAGTATCGACATTGATTACTAGGTACGACAGAGGGGCGAGGGGGAAAGATTTAATACAAAATGTAGTAAAGCCTAAGAAAGTAAAGGTTGACGGCAAAATGATGACTGTTAGCGAAATAGTTAAAAAGTACAACCTAAGCAAAGGACTACTTAATTACAGAATAGCAAAAGGGTTAACGGGCGATGCGCTTATTGCGCCACCACAAGAAAAACCCCCTTCTAAATACACTGAATATGAAAATGAGCAGATGAAAAAGAAAGGGCTCACGCCTGAAATAGTTAGAAACAGAGTTGCGAAGGGTTGGGAGATGTCGGAAGCAATCGATGCACCTTTCGGCATGAAGCTAAACGACTATAGAGAAATACAAATAACAAAAACTTTGGAGCGAGAGCGTGAAATGGCTAGGCAACGACGTAAAGAAGTTGAGCTAAGAAGAAAGAAGCCACATTTGTTTAATGTACCTCAAAAACATTCACGTGATCCGAACTGGTTCGATGTCACTTATAACCAAATGTTCAAGAAATGGAGTGAAGCATAATGAGCATAATCAGTAACAGAAAAGTAGATATGAACGAAATACAAGACAATGTTAAGCAACCAGCGCACTACACATACGGCGACATTGAAATTATAGATTTTATTGAACAAGTTACGGCACAGTACCCACCACAATTAGCATTCGCAATAGGTAATGCAATCAAATACTTGTCAAGAGCGCCGTTAAAAAACGGACACGAGGATTTAGCAAAGGCGAAGTTTTACGTCCAAAGAGCTTTTGATTTGTGGGAGGGTTAACTATGGCAACTCAAAAACAAGTTGAATATGTGATGTCATTACAGGAACAACTGGAATTGGAAGACTGCGAAAAATATACAGACGAACAAGTTAAAGCAATGAGTCATAAAGAAGTTAGCAATGTGATTGAAAACTATAAGACAAGCATAAGGAACGAAGAGCTATATGATGAATGCATGTCGTTTGGTCTACCTAATTGTTAAAAGGAGTGATGACTATGACAGATAACGCACGCAAAGAATACTTAAATCAATTTTTCGGATCTAAGAGATATCTGTATCGGGATAACGAACGAGTGGCACATATCCATGTAGTAAATGACGCTTATTACTTTCATGGGCATATCGTACCAGGTTGGCAAGGCGTGAAAAAGACGTTTGATACAGCTGAAGAGCTTGAAACATATATAAAGCAACACGGTTTGGAACACGAGGAACAGAAGCAACTAACTTTATTTTAAGGAGATGGAAATGATGAATAACCGCGAACAAATTGAACAATCAATTATCAGTGCTAGTGCCTATAACGGTAATGACACAGAGGGATTACTAAAAGAGGTTGAAGACGTGTATAAGAAAGCGCAAGCGTTTGATGAAATACTTGATGGAATGACAAATGCTATTCAACATTCAGTTAAAGAAGGTGTTGAACTTGATGAAGCAGTAGGGATTATGGCAGGTCAAGTTGTCTATAAATATGAGGAGGAACAGGAAAATGAGTATTAGTGTAGGAGATAAAGTATATAACCATGAAACAAACGAAAGTCTAGAGATTGTGCAATTGGTCGGAGATATTAGAGATACACATTATAAACTGTCCGATGATTCAGTTATTAGCATTATAGATTTTATTACTAAACCAATTTATCTAATTAAGGGGGACGAGTGAGTGGAATGGAAACGATTAAAAAATGTGGTGCCGCACCCAGTTATCAAAAATAAAAACTTAAAGTCGGTATACGTAACAAAAGATAATGTGAAAGAGGTTCAAAAAGAATTAGGTTTCTTTGAAATTTTTAATGAAGAAGTGTTATTAACTGGATTTTTATCATTTCAAAGGATACCTATTTACATTATTTGGATTAATCCTAAATCTCATAAGACGCCTAGATATTACTTTGCTAACGAGCATGAGATTGAAAGATATTTTGAATTTTTGGAGGACGAGTAAATGCTTGAAATCATCGACCAACGTGATGCATTGCTAGAAGAAAAGTATTTAAACGACGACTGGTGGTACGAGTTAGATTATTGGTTGAATAAACGCAAGTCAGAAAGTGAACAGATTGATATTGATAGAGTGCTTAAATTTATTGAGGAATTAAAACGATAGGAGATAACGAATAAATGAATAATTTAACAGTAGATCAATTAAAAGAACTTTTACAAATACAAAAGGAGTTCGACGATAGAATACCGACGCTGAACTTACGAGATAGCAAAATAGCATATGTAGTTGAATTCTTTGAATGGTTTAATACATTGGAAACGTTTAAGAACTGGAAGAA